GTAAACAAAACGCGCCTAATTCACCGTATAAATTTGGTACTGGTTCTGGTCCAAAAGGCGGATTAACACGGAGCTTAGATAGTTGGATGGTCCGTAAAGGAATAGCACCACGAAATGTTAAAGGACAATTTCAAAGTAGAAAAGGATTGCAATTTGCAATAGCTCGAAGTATATTCAAATACGGAATACGTCCGAGCCTATTTTTTACGAAGCCATTTGAGGCTGCCTACAAAACTTTACCCGATACGTTAATAGATAAGTACGGTTTAGATGCCGAACAGCTTTTAACTGAAATATTAGACCAAAATTTAAAGACTAAAAAATGAGTATTTTCGCACGTTCACCATATATAGTAGAAATTTCCGAAACGGGACAAGACGGTTCGAAGGTTGAATTATTTATCTGGAACACTGGTACGACGCCAGCTTCACCGCAATACACTTTGAGTAAATTAATACCCGCTTCAAACAACGTAAACACGTACTATAATTTAAGTCCGTATATTCGCGAGTACATTACTTGGAATACAAGACAAGAAATATATAATTCTTTTCCCGCAAGTAACACTTCGCAAAAATGCAACGTTCAATTTAAACGATATAAATTAGACAGCGGAGCGTACACACTTTTAGACACTACGGATTTAGTTGCATTTGACGGTTTCGGCTGGTACGAACAAGGATACAATCCGAGTTTAATTAATGACATATTACACGATGAGGGAACTTTCTTTTATTATTACGACGGTTTAAGTCCTTCGGCTTATTCAAGTAGACGAGCGGGACATATAATGGTGCGTACTGAAACGGGTTATCAAGCCAAATATACAAACCTTGCGACGGCTGCTACATTTACGCAAGCACTTACAAATAATTTAATTATTGACGTACCGAGGGTTTATCAAACGTATTACGCTGGCGGTAACAAATTAGAAATTTTAGACGGTAGTAATAACGTACTTTGGACTGCATATTTTAAGCCTTACGAGAATTGTAGGTACACGCCCGTTTTATGCGACTTTGTAAATAAGTACGGATGCTGGCAAAGAACCTGGTTTTTCGCTGCGAGTAACGACGTATTTAGCGTTGAAAACACGGAATACAATTTAATGCAAAGCACGTTCCCGAATTACAATACTTTAGAAGGTCAAAGAAAAACGTTTAACACAACTGCGAAAAGAAGCATTAAAGTAAATACGGACTGGGTAACTGAAAGCTATAACGATTTACTTGAACAACTGATGGCAAGCGAAAGAATATTACTAAATAGTTTACCCGCTAAAATTAACACGAAGCAAACCGAGTTATTCAAAAACATAAATCAAAAAATGATTAACTATTCTTTAGAGTTTGATTTTGCCTTTAATGCAATAAATAACGTAATATGAGGCAAGTACAAGTTTATATTGAAGGACAAAAGGTTGAACTATTTGAAGACGAACAAATTAATGTTACTTCGAGCGTTCAAAATATTAGCGATATTTCAAAAGTATTTACGGACTTTTCTCAAAGCTTTACCGTACCCGCTTCGACTGTTAACAATAGAATATTTAAACATTTTTACCAATCGGATATAGGCGACCCGTTAGACCCTACTACGTTATTCGATTACAATATAAGAAGGAGCGCATTAATAGAAATTGATTTAACTACTTTTAGGCGTGGGGTAATGTCAATTGAAAAGGCAAATATAAAAAACGGTTTACCTGAAAACTATCAAATAACTTTTTACGGCGAAATAAGAACGCTAAAAGATTTATTCGGCGAAGATAAATTAAACTTATTAAATTTAAGCGGTTTAGAATTTGCCTATACTGCGAATGAAATTTACGATAGAATTACTGATTTAGCAAATGATTACGATGTTCGTTACCCTTTAATTGCAAGTAACCGAGTATGGGAATACAGACAAGGTACTGAAGACGTAACGGGTAATTCAAAAGCAATACGCTACGACGAATTATTTCCCGGGGTAAAAGTAAGTAGGTTATTTCAATCAATTGCAAATGATTACGGGGTTACCTTTACGGGAAACTTTTTAAGCGACCCGCGATTTAATCAAGTTTTTTTATACGCCAAAAACACGAATAATTACGCATGGATAAGTGAAGCGCAAAACGTAACAATAAACGCCATTACTTCAACGATAGGCAACTTAAGTATAACGGGTGGAATAAACGTAACTACGGATTCAATAGATATAGTAAATGAAGATACTGCTGGACAGTTTTCCGCAACGCACAGCTATAATATGTATATAAGCGCGAAAAGTGCTTTAGGAACGGTTTATTTAGACGTATATCAAGACGGTAATTTATTTCAAACTTTGACCCGTGACAGCGTAGGATTTTTTACTGTGTGTACTATTCAAGACACGGTAGGATGCGACACGAATATAACTTTTAAAATTCGTACTACTGCTTCAATGACCATTGATTTAGTTTTGTTTTACGAATACAAGTTTTTAGTTGGTTCGACCTTGGTTAATTTTGCACAATCGGCAAGCGTTGACCAAGTTGTTGTAAGCGGTAATGTAAGTGTTAATTCTACTTTGCCTGATATCAAAGTTAGCGACTTCTTTTCGGGGGTGTTAAAAGAGTTTAATTGTACGTGCGTAGCTACTGATGTAAACACTTTTGAAATACTACCTTTAGAAGACTGGTACGGACAAGGCGCAATAGTAGATATTACACAATACACGGATATAGATTCAATTGATATTGAACGAATTAAGTTGTATAAAAAAATAGCTTTCAAATATCAACAAAGCGAATCCTTTGTAAATAAGAATTACTTCAAAGCAAATAGTCAGCAATACGGGGACGTTGAATATCAATATAGCTACGACGGGGACGAGTATATTATTGACGTACCCTTTGAGAATTTATTATTTTCCCGCTCAATACATTCTTCAGGTGAATACGCTATATTCGGTTACACGCTAAACGAAAGTTTAAATGCGTACACGCCAAAGCCTATATTACTTTATTTGTACGGTGAAAGCAATGATTTAAGCGCGCACCCTATTAAATTTTTTACTGGTTCTACGCATTTAGATATTAGTTCATTTGCTTTATTCGGACAAGACTTAACGTATCAAAACACGAAATATAGTTTAAATTTTGGCGCTGATAATTCCGTTATTCATTTAGAAACAATTCAAGACGGTTTATTTGCTGAATATTATAGCGCTTATTTGTTTAGCTTGTTCAACCTTAAGAATAGATTAGTTCACGTAAAAACGAATTTACCCGTTTCTTTACTTACGAACCTACAATTAAACGATCGTCTTATTATAAGAGATAAACGCTATATAATAAACGAAATGAAAAGCAACTTAAGCACTGGACAAGTTGACTTTAGTTTGTATTTAGACTTTCGACCAATTACAAGCGGTAAGCCATACGTACCGAGTTTTGAAGCACAATGTTTAAATATTCCTATTAAGTGGGTAAACGGTGCGGTAAGCGCTACAATAACAACTACATTCGGGGGTGTTACAATTACGCCAAGTACGATAACAAGTAGCGAAACAATTGTAGTATGTATTCCTGAAAACACGAATAGCCCGCAAAACATATTAGCCGAAAATTCCGATAGCTTAATTACTGAAGAATTTCAAAACTTAATAACTGAAAATTCAAGTACGCAAGTAATTATTTTAACGGTAACGTACACAATGAGCGACGGTAGTACGGTAGTAAACACAATTCAAATATTACAACAATGATACAACTAATTTTAGAACTACTTAAATCGGATAATTTCTTCGGAGTAAGTGAAATTGTAGACGTGGCAAAAGGAAAACACGAATTAACGGACGATATTAAAAAAGTTTATAATCAAAAAAAGCGTAAACAATGGCAGAAAAACGGACAATAGAATTAGAAATACAAGACAATAGTAAGTCATTAAAACAACAATATCGCGAAGCCGTACAAGAATTACAAAAGCTTTCACAACAATATGGCGAAACTTCGGAACAAGCGGTTAAGGCTGCTAAAGCCGCCGCTGAATTAAAAGACCAAATTGAATTTAGTAAAGACTTAATAGCTGGATTTAATCCTGATGCTAAATTCGCTGCTGCTGAAGGTGCTATTAACGGCGTTATGAACGGTATTCAAGCGTTTGAGGGCGGTTTAGCATTGATAGGCGTAGAAAGTGACAAAGTTCAAGAAGCATTATTACGAGTACAATCCGTAATGGCTTTAACGCAAGGTATAAACGGTTTAATGCAAGCCAAAGATGCGTTTGCTGCAATGGGTACTGTGGCACGTACTGCATTAAAAGGAATTAAAACGGAATTAATAGCTACGGGTATTGGTGCGCTTGTTGTTGCCTTGGGTACTATTGTTGCATACTGGGATGATATTAAAGGTTTAGTAGGTGGTGTAAATGAAGAAACACAAAAGAACCTTGAATTAACGCAAACTAAATTAACAAAAGCCGAACGTGAATTAGAAGTATTTGAAAAGCAAGAAAACCAACTACGTTTACAAGGTAAATCTGAAGAAGAAATTATAAAGCTTCGAGAGAAAAAAATAGAACAAGTAGTTGAAACAGCTAAAAAAGAGAAAGCACTTCAGGAGCGAAATAAAAAAGCTGAAGTTGCAGCCGCCGAAAGAAATCAAACATTTGCAAGGTATATAATTCAAACATACGCCACTGGTTTAAGTATGGGTTTATATATTATAACGGGTATTATAGACGGTATCTCAAACGCTTTTGTTTTCCTTGCTAAATCGGCTTTTAACTTTGGTAAGCAATTACGTGGAATAATGTTCGAAGCGTTAATTGCACCGCTTGAATTAGCGTTAACGGGTGTAAATAAATTACTTGAACTTGCGGGTGCTTCTACATTTGACACTAAAGCAATATTCGGAAATATACGTGACACTTACGCGGGTATTGAAAAACAAATTTCAGGCTTTATAAATAGTTTAGAAGGGACAAGTTTAAGTAAAGGTTTATTTGAGTTAACGGATAAATACGTTTCTCAACAACTTGCTTCTGTTTTATTTGATCCTAAAGCCGTAGCTGAAGGTTATGATAAAAGTATTCAAAGCGCTGAAGATAAAATTTTAGAAGGCGAAGATAGGATGGCGCAAATTAAATTAGAGCGCAACAAGAAAAACCAACAAGGCTTAACAGACCAAAACCAAAAGAATGAAAAAGAACGTTTAGATTTAGAACGTCAAAATATAGATAAGCGTATAGCTTTAATGGCTGATGGATACGAAAAGGAACTTGCGCTTGCTAAAGAAAAGGCTAAAAGGGAAAAAGAAGATTTACTTGCAAGTACAAAAGATAAAATAGTTGATAAACAACAATTAGCTGATGCCGAAAAATTAATTGATGAAACGTTAAAAAAAGAATTACGGGACTTACAATTAAAATATGATAATGCCGATATTGCAACTTGGGAGGAAAAGCATAAAAAAGAAAATGACCAAAAGAAATTAGAAATTGAAGCGGAACTTGCGGCTGCTGGAAAACGAATAGAAATACGCGAAGCTGAAGCTGAAAAGAAAAAGAAAATAGACGAAGAAGAATTACAAAGAAGAAACGAATTAAGACAAAAAACGCTTGAACTTGCGGGAAATACTTTTAGTGCTTTAGCTGATTTAGCGGGTTCGTTTAATGCTAAAAACGAAAAGGATGCACGTAAACAATTTCAAATACAAAAGGCTTTTAATTTAGGCGCTGCGATTACGAATACTGCTATGGCGGTAACGGGTGCGTTAACTGCTGGTGGCAACCCTATTAAATTAGCAACGGGACAACAATTTGTTGAAGCTGCAATTGCTGCTACAATAGGTGCGGCTAATATAATTAAAATTGCAAATTCTAAATTCGGTGGTGGCGGTAGTAGTTCAAGCGGTGGCGGTGGTGGTTCGAACGCTCCAGCGGGTGCGCCTATGACAGCCAATTTTAACACAATAGGATCAAGCGGTGTAAATCAATTAGCACAATTACAACAAACGCCCGCAAAGGCTTACGTAGTGAGTGGCGAAGTAACAAGCGCACAAGCTTTAGATAGAAATAGAGTACAAAACGCAACTTTATAAGTTTAATAATTATGGCAAAAGTTGAAATAATAGAACTACTAATTGACGAAACAAAATTAGAAGCTGGCATTAATGCGGTATCCGTTGTTGAAAGTCCCGCGATTGAAGAAAACTTTATAGCGTTAAAAAAGCACGAAGTTGAACTAAAAGAAGTAGATGCTGAAAAACGTATTTTGATGGGTGCGGCTTTAGTGCCTAATAAACAAATTTACCGTAGAAATAAGGACAAAGAATTCTATATTTACTTTAGTGAGGACACGGTACGCAAAGCAAGCGAATTATTTTTAATGCGCTCAAATCAAAATAACGCAACGTACGAACACGAACGCAAAATGCTTGACGGAATGAGTGTAGTTGAAAGCTGGATAATTGAAGACGAAAAGACGGACAAAAGCCGATTATACAACTTTAATTTACCTAAAGGAACTTGGATGATTTCAATGAAAGTAAACAACGACGATGTTTGGCAAAAGGTAAAAGACGGCGAAGTAAAAGGATTTAGTATTGAAGGTCACTTTGTAGACAAGTACGAAATGAGTTTACAACAAAATGAAGAGGATGAAATAATAGCATTCTTAAAAGAAATACTGGATACTAAATTAGAAACGTATAACGACTATCCGAAAGAGGCAAGCGAAAACGCGAAGATAGCATTACGCTACGCTGAAGAAAACGGCTGGGGTGACTGCGGTACGCCCGTAGGAAAAGCACGTGCTAATCAATTAGCAAACGGCGAAAATATAAGTAGAGAAACAATTTCACGAATGGCTTCATTTGCACGTCACAAAGAAAATTCACAAAAGGAATTAGGGGACGGATGCGGTCGTTTAATGTGGCTTGCTTGGGGTGGTGACGCTGGTATTGAGTGGGCGCAAAGAAAGTTAGAACAAATAGATAATAAATAAATGAGAACAGCAAGTAAAGTTAGTCCCCGTGGTGGTAAACGTGGATGCCTATGTAAAGACGGAAAATATCACAAAGATTGCTGCGACGGTAGTTTAGAAGCGCAAGGGATAGGCAAAACAGCCAGCGTAACGCCACAAAATGTAACGGTAACAGATAACAATGGAGTGCGCACGATAGTACGTCAAAACGGCTAAAAAAGGAACAAGTAAAAATTTTAAAAGTTAATAAGTTATGAATACACTAAAAACAGTTTTCGGAAAACTATTCAAAGAAGAAACACAATTGACTGCACACGAAGTTGAATTAGGTACTTTGAAAAATTTAGAAACTGACGTTGTAGAAATGCAATACGGTATAAAGAAAATTAAGGAACTTAAAAAAGAAATTAAAGCGGTATACGACAATACTATTAAAAAAGTTGATACTGACTTAAACGATTATAACGTAAAAGCTAAAGAGGTTGGCATTGACCCTGAAAAAACTGAAGCTTTTAAAAAGTTGCAAGAATTAAAAAAAGAATTAGAAAGTTTAAAATAAAATAAAAATGAAAAATAGCCTAATCAATCAAATCAAAACTTTACTCGGAATGGAAGTAAAACTTGAACAAATGAAACTAATGGATGGCGTAACAGTTCTTGAAGCTGATATGTTTGAAGCTGGTAACGAAATTTTCGTAGTAACGGAAGACGAACAAAAAATACCCGTGCCAGTAGGTGAATACGAAATGGAAGACGGTCGTATGTTAATCGTTGCTGAAGAAGGAATTATTTCCGAAATTAAAGAAAAGGTTGAAGAAGAAGAAGAAGTAGAAGTTGAACAACCTATCGAAGAAGAAGCGAAAAAAGAACAAGAAATGGAAACAGCTAAAAGCAACCCTAAAAAAGTAGTTGAAAGCACAATTAAAGAAAGTTTCTTTTCGGAAATTGAAGCGTTGAAAAAAGAGAACGAAACGTTAAAAGCTGAATTAAGCAAATTGAACGAGGTTAAAGAAGTTGAACTATCAAAAGACGAAGAAGTTAAACCAATTTCTTTTAACCCTGAAAACGAAAACAAAGTTGAAACATTTAAGTTCGCTAATAAAAGACAGCGCACAATAATGGATTCAGTTTTAAACAAACTAAATAAGTAATAATTTAAAAAACAAAAAAAAATGAGTACAACATTAACAAGCGTATCTAACGATGTTTTACGTCAAGTAGGCGTAGTTGAAACATTGACGGGTGCAACAACTTTAACTGCTGAAGATAGCGGTAAAGTATTTATTCTAAACGCTGCTGCTGGAGCGCAAATCACATTACCAGCCGTTGCCGATGCAACTGGACAGTCTTATAAGTTTGTAGTGGGTGCGTTATTTGCAACAACTGCTTGGACTATTAAAGCGGCTTCAAACAAAATTCAAGGTGGTGTTATCGTAAACAGTACAAACGTACCGGGAGCTGATGAAAACACAATTACTTTTTCTGCTTCAGCTGATACAATTGGAGATTTCGTAGAATTACATTCAGACGGTTCTAACTGGTATGTTTTCGGACTTGGTACTGCTGCTGGTGCAATTACTTTAACCGTAGTATAAATTAATTAATTAAAAATAAAAATGGAAAAAATTAACCTATCAACTACTCAAAGCATAACTACAACGTATGCTGGTGAGTTCGCTGGAAAATATATCGCTGCTGCTTTATTAAGCGCTCCAACCTTGGAAAAAGGCGGTATCACTATCATGCCTAACGTTAAGTACAAACAAGTAATTAAAAGAGTTGCAACTGATGACATTATCAAAAACGCAACTTGTGACTTTGACCCTACTTCAACGGTAACTTTAACTGAAAAAATTCTACAACCTGAAAATTTTCAAGTTAACTTACAATTGTGTAAAAGTGATTTCAGACAAGACTGGGACGCAATTCAAATGGGATATTCTGCATTCGATGTTTTGCCTAAATCATTCGCAGATTTCTTAATTGCACACGCTGCTGAAAAAGTTGCGGCTGGAATGGAAACTTCAATCTGGAGAGGTGTTAACGCAACTGCTGGACAATTCGCTGGTATCATGACACAATTAACTACTGATGCTGCTTTACCAGCTGCTCAAGAAATTGCGGGTACTACGGTAGATGCTACAAACGTTATTGCACAATTAGGTTCGATGATTGACGCTTTGCCTTCTGCTTTGTACGGTAAAGAAGATTTAACTCTTTATGTTTCAAATAACATTTATAGAGCGTATGTTCGTGCTTTAGGTGGCTTCGCTGCTTCAGGAGTAGGTGCAAATGGTTACGATAACAAAGGAACAAACCAAGTATTGAATGACTTGTATTTCGACGGTGTTAAAGTATTCTTGGCTAACGGACTTGCTTCAAACACTGCGTTACTTTCTCAAACTTCTAACTTGTTCTTTGCGACATCTCTAATGTCGGATATGAATGAATGCAAAGTTTTAGACATGAGTGATATCGACGGTTCGCAAAATGTACGTGTAGTAATGCGTTTTTCTGCTGATGCTAAATACGGTTTTGCTTCAGATTTAGTCACATACGGAATCGTAAATAGCGTAAATTAAAATAACATAAACTAAAGTAAGGCGGTGCAATAAACGCCGCCTTTTTTGTTAAACATAAAAAACTAAATAAAATGAGTTGTGATATAACAAACGGTCGTATAGAACAATGTAAGGATTCGGTTTCAGGATTGAAATCGATTTACTTTATTAACTACGACGACTTAAATTCAGACGATGTTACGTATGATGCTACGGACACGGATTTAATTACTGATTGGACGCCTATTGGAACTGGTGCTTTACAATTGTACAAGTACGAATTAAAAGGCGCTAATAGTTTTGAAACTACAATTAATTCAAGCCGCGATAACGGTACTACTTTCTTTCAGCAAACGCTTACTATTCAATTAAAAAGACAAGACGTTACAACGCATAAAAACGTTAAACTATTGGCTTAC